ATAAAGATACACAGACCGCTACTGGCGACAAAAAAGTTACGGAGATGACCCAGGAAGAATTGTTGGCTTTTTTTGGTTCTGCCGGTCAGCAGGGTGGTACAAATTATTTGTCGGGTTACGGATATCCGTCGCGCATAGTTAAAGGCTCGGCGCAAGGTATCGCTGTTGATCCGAAAGATTTTGAAACTGCCGGCGGTGGTGGTGCTGGTCGTAGAACTGTTTATCGAGGCCCGTTGTTGGTTGACGAAAACGGTATCGTTACCCGCCCACAATATGACCTTAATGCGTTAACTGATGCGAACACGATTTTGTTGGAACTTATCAAAGACCCAACCCAATACAAGTATTACACAAACCTGTTGCAAACACGCGGCTACTACGGCAACTCAAAACCGAGTACGAACAGGGTTGATTCGGTTGACCGTAGCGCGATGGCAGAGTTCTTAAACAATGTTGCGAACGCTAACGGTGTCACATACAAGACTGCTTTCCAAATTCTTGAAGGCACCCCACAGGTTCAAAGTTCAGGTAAAAAAGCTCCGTCTGTTCGGGTTACTTCACCGGATGATCTTAAAGTTGTGTTCCGTAAAGCGTCAACAGATTTGTTGGGTTACGAAATTGATGATGCGACAGCACAAAAGTTTGCTAAAACATATCAACAGATGGAAATTGCTGAGGCACAGAAACAGGCTGCTGGTGGTGTGTTCACTTCGGCGGCTTCGCCTTCGACTGTTGCCGAGCAACAGATTCTTAAACAGTTTCAACCTGAGGCACAAAGTTTTGCTACCGGCAACTTGGCTTCAATCATGGATCAAAGCATTAAAGCTTTGGGGGCGTAATGGATGAACTAAGCAAAGCCAAAAAAGCATTTGATGATGCGCAAGCACTCGTTGACAAACTTTTTGTAGATTTAGGTAACGCTGTACCTGGTACCGACAAATATGTTTCGGTGCAAACTGCGTACGAAAAAGCCAAAGGTGTTCGTGACGCTAAACAGAAAATTTATGAACCGTTACAGAAGGCTTCTGACGATGCCGCTAAAACAGAAGCCGACACAGCGAAGGCCACGGCAAGAAACAAAACGTTGTTGCAGCAGGCTGTTGATGCTCAAATACCTACTTTAGAACGTCTATATAAGTCAGTAGAAAAAGCTTATAAAGCCGACCCAAACAACCCAAACAGGGCCACCGCTTACTTAAATGCGATGACGGAGTTAAATTCTGCGTACACAGATTTTGAGAAACAGGGCATAGTTTTTAATCGTTTGGTAATTAAACAAAACGACGGGAATGTGGTACCGGCGGATACTGCTGCTGCGGCGGTTGAAACTGCGTCTGTTGTAACGCCTGGTGTTAGTTCTACTGGCGGCGATCAACCAGTTCGTGTGGGTGTTGGACCTCGTGTTGTTGCGCAGACAGAAGTAGCTGCGGAAAAACCACCACTACCTACGGGTGGCGGTAACGGTGGAGCAAAAGTTGTTATCAAGAAAGAACAGGTTGATGCAAAACTTGTTGAACTTGAACTTCCCGACACACCGGAGAACCGAAAGACTGCTCGACAAGCGTTGAAGACTGGCACAACTGCTACGCCTGGTGTTGTAGATACTTCGTGGGAACCGTTGTTCAAACAGAACTATCCGCAATACAGTTGGATGTTTACCGATCTTGACCGCACTAAATATGCGGATGTGTTTACTTTGTTTTCTAAAGCGATTGACCCAAAAACCGGTAAACAGGTTATGGAAAATGTTGAGTTTGATCGTAGGTGGAAAGGTACTTCGTTTTATCGTGGGCTTGAAACCAGTCAAAAAGGTCGAGAGTTGTCAACTGCTATTGGTAATTTTACTTGGGGTTCAGGTAATTTGGCGAAGTTTTTGACGAAGGCTATCCAGTTCGGGTATGAGGGCGACAACCTTAAACAGCAGGCTTACGCTGAACTGTTCAACAAAGTCGACGGCAAATATGTTAACGATCTAGCAGTTAACGAGGTTCGTGCTTCTACACCGTATTTGGCTTTGAAGGATATTGGTAAACAATACTTTTTTGATTTTGCTGATTCGCAAGTTGAGCAGGTTTTGGCTGGTACGCCGAACGCTGAGGGTGTGGCTGTTTCTCGTGATGATTTGATTCGTAAGGCCCGTCTTGCTGCGAAGGCAACGTATGGGCATTTGTCGGAACAGATTGATGCCGGTTTGACGTTAGAGGATTTGTCTGCTTCGTATAAGGAGAAGGCTGCGAAACTTTTGGAGTTGGACCCGAACACGATCAATTTTGCTACAGATTTTAGTGATGCTTTGAATTATCGTAAGGATGGGCAGCCTCGTGTGTTGTCGATGTCTGAGTGGGAGACTGAGTTGCGTACTAACGATAAGTATAAGTATTCGTTTACTAAGCAAGCTAATCAGGATGCTACGAGTATCGGGTTGGCTATTGCTCGTGCGTTTGGAAAGGTTCAATAATGTCAATGACTCCTGAAGATATGCGGGCGTTGGCCGAGGCGCGTGGTCGTGCTACGCCTGAGCCTGTACGTGATTTTGCTGCTGAGGTTGCTGCTGCTTATGCTCCGAAAGAAGCGGCTTATGGTTTGTCTACGCAGCCTGTTGTCACGCCGACAACTGTTATTACGGATGCGGTAACAGACGCAACGACAACTGCTAGTACCGGTTTTGAGGCACGTGCAGATGCAAGGAACACTATTCGAGCAGTATTAGCAACCTACGGATTAGGCGATTTATCCGACTATTTGTATGGCGTTTACGCTCGTGGCGAAGTAGATGTAGATAATCCTGACGCACTTATTTTTTCTTTGCGTGAACAAGACGCATACAAGAAACGTTTTACCGCTAACGCTGCTAGAGCAAAAAAAGGTTTAGCCGAACTAGATCCATCATCTTATTTGCAACTAGAAAACGATTACCGTCGGCTACTTCAATCGAACGGTTTACCGCCAGGTTTCTACGATCAGACAGAAGATTTTACTGCACTACTTGAAGGCGACGTATCGCCACAAGAACTACAGACACGTGTACAAGAAGGCTTCAGAGCTGTACAGGATGCTGACCCTGAAGTTAAACGGCAGATGCAAGAACTGTACGGTGTGAACGAAGCAGGGTTGGCGGCCTACTTTTTGGACCCAACTAAAGCTGCACCGATTTTGACTCGTCAAGCTGAGGCTGCGAAGATTGCGGCACGAGCCAAAGAACAAGGCAACATCCAGTTGCAGTTCGCTACCGCTGAGGAGATCGCGGCACGTGGCATCACAGCACAAGAAGCCGAAGCAGGGTTCACGGCTTTAGGTTTGCAAGAAGGTTTGTACACCGAGATGATGGGCGAGCAGGCTTTGACACAGCAACAAAAGGTTGGGGCCGCACTTGGCTACGATGTTGAAGCGCAACGTCAACTCGCTGAACGCAGAGGAACCCGCAAATCACCGTTCCAGGGTGGCGGCGGGTTCACTAAAACTACTGGCCAAACATCAGGTACCGTACAAACCGGTCTTGGTGTAGCCGAATAATTCGTATACTTGACAACCACCCTTAGTGGTCATATACTCACATCTATCCCATTAGGGATAACCGTCGGACCCCCCGATTTCGACGTGTAACACACGGGTGAGATTGCAGCCATTTTGACTCCTCTGGTCAAAGTGTGGGCAGAAGGAGTGGGTCATGTCAGATGCAAACTACGAGTTTGAGGAAGACGCTAAGGACCAGGTTGAACGGAATCCAGTACGCGCACAGCTTCGAAATCTTGAAGCCAAGAACAAAGAACTGGAAGCCAAACTGTCAGCAGCAACAGAAGCCCAACGCAAGTTGGCGTTTGTGGAAGCAGGCGTTGATATTAACGCACCTTCTTCACGCTACTTTGTTAAAGGTTACGAAGGCGAAATGACAGCAGAAGCGATCCGACAAGCCGCCCAGGAAGTGAATCTCATTGGTGCTACGCAAGTGAAACCGGAAGTTCAGGCAGAACAAAATGCTTGGAACAGGGTGTCAAAGGCAAAAAGTTTCGGTGATAACAGCGAACCTGAAGTGGATTGGAATACCAAAATCCGTAACGCCAAATCTCAAGACGAAGTTATGCAGGTATTGACTCAAGCAAGTCAGGCATCACAAAACATCTAGCCTCAAAGCAAGTCTTTGGGGAGAAAGACCTCAAAGGTCATGGCAATTACACAAGCAAGTTCACTATCAGTCGATCAGACAGCGTTTGATCAAATCGCATATTTCGCGCTTCGCGCAGAAATGCTTTTTGACGCTGCAGCAGACGTTCAACCTGTTGCACAATCAATGCCTGGTTCATCAGTTAAGTTCACGATTTTCTCGGAACTCGCTGACGCAACATCAACACTCGCAGAAACAACCGATTTGACTCCGACAACAATGGCGGACAGTCAAGTTGAAGTTACTCTCGCAGAGTACGGCAACACAATTAACACAACCGCAAAACTTCGTGGAACTTCGTTCCTTGACGTTGATGCTGTTGCAGCCAACTTGATCGGTTACAACGCAGGATCGTCAATCGATACTGTTGTCGCTAACGTTTTGAAGGCTGCAACGAACGTGATTTACGGTGGTGGCGGTTCAACAACCCCATCATCGAACGCCACAGTTCAAGCAGAAGACATCATTGAAGCAAACGATGTTCGTATCGCTACAGCACAGTTGCGTGGTTCAAAGGCACAGTCATTCAACGGAATGTACATGGGTTTCATTCACCCAGACGTTTCGTACGATCTTCGCCGCGAAACCGGTGCAGCGTCTTGGCGTGATCCGCATAACTATGTGGATACAGCAGGAATTTACAATGGCGAAATTGGCGCATTTGAGTCAATTCGTTTCATTGAAACTCCTCGCGCACCATTGGATTTGACTGGTGGATCGGCTTCAACAGTTGACCTCTATCAGACAATCATCATGGGTCGTCAATCATTGGCGAAGGCACACTCGATCACAGACGGCAACGGAGCATATCCGAAGGTTGTGCGTGGTCCAGTAGTGGATTCGTTGATGCGTTTCAATCCGGTCGGTTGGTACTGGTTGGGTGGCTACGGAATTTTCCGTCAGGCAGCTATCCGTGTTATCAACACATCGTCTTCACTTGGTGGCGCATAAACCCATCTAGTTGAAGTAAGTTAATAAATGAATGTAGGGCCAGGCAGTTCCCCTTCTGTCCTGGCCCTACTTTCGTATGGTGTATAGTGTCCGTGTGAGAGGTTCTTATGTCGATTTCTAATTATGCTGAAAACAAAATTTTGGAACATACCACAGGTAAAACTGCTTGGACTATTCCTACAAACGTGTATGTGAAGCTACATACTGGTGATCCTGGTGAGGCTGCAACATCTAATGCTGCTACAGAAACGACACGCAAAGAGGCTTCTTGGGCTGCGGCTTCGTCGGGTTCTATTGCGACTAATGCAACTTTGGAGTGGACTAACGTTGCGGCAACTGAAACGATTACGCATTGGTCTTTGTGGGATGCTTCGACTGCGGGTAATGCTTTGTGGACTGGTGCTTTGTCAACGTCTGCTGCTGTTACTGCTGGGGATACTTTTCAGATCACCACGCTTACGCTGTCTCTCGATTAGTCGTAGGGGGTAAACCCTATGGCGCAGGCAGCAGTTACAGGTTTCGCAGAACCGTTTTCTGATACACGCCCGTTTTATCGTGGCACCTATTTTCGTGTTGTTGGTCGTACTGCTACGGGTTCTGGTGGTGGTACTTCTGGGGTTGCTTCTGGTTCTGCTCAGATACGTTTAGGGCAGTTAACCGATTTTAGTTTTCCGTTTAGGAACGGTGGCCGTTTCTATCTTGGTGTTCGTGCGGTTCTTACTGTTACTGCTACGGCTTCGGGTTCCGGTACTGCTTCTTCTGTTGCGAATGTTTTGCGTCAACGTCAAGGAACGGGTAGTGGTGTTGGTAGTGCTACTGCGGTAGGGGTTCTTGTTGTTGTTCGTACGGCGACAGGTTCGGGTGTTGGAACTATGGATTCCACAGGTTTGCATATTGCGCCACGTACCGCCACAGGTTCAGGTACGGGTTCGGCGACGGGTGTTGGTGCGCTTATTCCTGTGCGTACAGCAACGGGTTCGGGTGTCGGTTCGGGTACTGCTGTTGACATTGTTGTTAGTGTCCGTACCGCTACAGGCTCGGGTGTGGGTGCTGGTACCGGTGTTTGGTTGTTGGTGTCTTTGCGTACAGCCACAGGTTCGGGTTTAGGTACACAAACTTGTGTTGGTGCAAGAATTAACAGGCGTACAGCGACAGGTTCAGGTGTTGGTACTGGTACGGCGGATTGGGATAAGTCACACATTTTCCGTGTGCCTTTCACAGACACGTACGGTGGTGGCGCGTTCGGTATGTTCGATGTTGAAAACCGTTTAGGTTCGTACTACAAAACTTATACTCGTGGTCTAAACCTTTACAAGTTAACTAACGGCGAGTACACTACTGTGGAACAACGAGATCAAGGGCAGGTTAAAAAATTGTGGCATGGTGGCAGGGATCATTTTTTGACTGATGTGGAATACGCTGAACTTGTTGCGGATGGATTCGGAGCGAGCATAACCTGATGGCTATTTTTAGGACACCTACAGAGAACGTGGTTGCGGTGTTGCCCGTTGATGAAAACGAGTTGTCATCAGAAGAAAAGTTGGCTCAACGGTTGGCTCGGCATGTTGCGCCAAGTGCGCGTGGTATCAACGTGTTTTTGTTGACTGACGGAAACTATGTTGAGAGACAGCCTGGCGATATGGATACTGTCGCTAAAACATATTACGGTGGTCACGACATCGAGGTTACGGCTACTGAGGTTGCTTCGTTGACGGCAGCAGGATATGGGGCGTACATTGAAGCATAGGGAAACTCATCCAGGTTTAGATGTCGAAGGTTGTTTCGGTTGTCGTATCGCACATTTCAATGTTTCGGCTGAGGCTATGCCTACACGCAAACCTGAATCTAAACGGATCATCGAGAAGGAACGTGTGCTAGATAAGGACCTTGACGCTTATCACCGGTTGCGTCAAGATGGTCAGCAACCTAAATCTATTGATGGTGCTGCGATTGTTGAGAAACGTGCTGAGGAGAACTGGCAGGTTGCTACAGGTATTTTGCCTGACAAAACCAACGTTGTTGGCTAAATGTTTTTAACAATTTATGTGCCGACATTTAATCGGCCTGATATTGGGCCGTGTTTGGCTTCTATTGTT